GTTTCTAAAAATCCACCACCAGCTGACAGGTCATTTTTCTTCACGTAAACCTTGTCTGTACTTGTTGTTATACCTGTTATAGGCGTCCGGTCTTCATCTGATTTTACAAACCTCCACGTGCGTTGAAAGTGTATGTATTTCTCTGTGAGATATTCTCGCTCCATCAATGGTGCACTATCACTACCACTGACATACAAATTAATGGTATACCCTTGCTCTGCATGAGCATTATATGATTGCCAGCTGTTCGTTCTATACAACGTGTAACGTTCACTCAATCTACATGCGATGAGCTTATCTAAATAACAATTCTGCGTCCCGGGGGTGATCCAATACACTCTATCGTCTAGATAGTTGTATATACGTATTGTTTTTGTTAGTGATGATCTTTTTGTGCTCCCATTACTATCAATATACATCATGTACACTTTATACTCTCCAGGCCACTTATACTCGTGTGTAATATTGTTACCTGTGTATGTATTACCATCACCAGTGTCCCAAACTATCGTATCATTTGATATTAATTCACTAGATGCTGATAGGTTGGCAGTAAATGTAATAGGAGTTAATGAACATGTGAGACCGGTCAGCGGTGGCGAACCAGTGTTTGTAAAATCATGCGTCTCTATAGTGTTGGAAACACTTATAGGAATAGGTAAAGACGGTAATGATTGTAAGGACATATGCTTAGCTAACAGCTTGTGTTACTTGTATTTTATTTAATAGCGAAGCCGTGTCATACATATATGGATACTTAAAATATTGTAAAGTCGTGTTTTGATTTATTATGTTGATATCTTTATCCGCATATACAGGGTTCCAGACTAACAAGCTCAATCCATTAACTCTGTACGTAGGCGCGTCGGATCTTGTCATATACACACGTTGCACACCATTTAATGTTATCAATTGGCTAGAGATGTATGATATATCTAGTTCCTGACCTAATGAAGTATTGCTATGCGCGAAGTAATCACTTATTATCATGTATGCTTGCTGTTTAATCTCGTCTGCATTTTTCTTTGCAGTTGGAGACCTTTCTAACACAAGACTAGTCAGTGGACCAATATCAGGGGAGATGTTTTCTTTAGGTAGCAGTATTCCAAAATCGATCGCCATATATACTGGGTCAGAGAAGACGATTTCTGATGATAGTAATTTATTATCGTTTACACCATTTCTAATTAGTTCTTTTTGGCTAGGTGCTAGAAAATTCGTCTGCACAGTAGCACTAGTTTTGATTTCAACTTTCGGTACCACGAATAAGTGTACATCATTAAAGTTGTTACTGTCTGCATATCTTACTTGATTGTATAGAGCTCTAGATTCAAGACTCGGTCGTGATAAATTTAATGTTTCATCCATATATTTTAAATACCCATTTACATATTCAGCATTACTAGCTATTTGAACATCATTCAATACATTACCAAATCTTCTGTTTATATATGTCTTGAAGTCAGCAGATGTTACTAATCTATTTTGAGTTTTAAAAAATTGAGGAGCATATTGTCGTATAGTCTCCACATCCTCTGGAGTTTCAAAGTCTGTACTACCGACACTATTCGCGAACTTAAGCTTAGGAGAGTCATTCAACGATACAAACCTAATATTCTCTGCTTTGATATCATTTTGAATTCTGCTGAAAGTAACACTCGTATATAATGTTAGCGGTTTACCATCAAGAGCATTAGGAGCTACTTTACCGGATGTGCCATCACTTTTTAAATACATTATATGTATGGAATCGCCTGGTTCTAATTGAGCACCGTTAATGTTGTTACCGAACTTAATCTCATATCGACCATTTTCATTGTAACGTTTTTCATATACTAAATCTTCCGGGTTACTGAAATATAACGATTCAACCTCTTCGCACTCAATGTATTTTTTTGTCTTTTGCTTGTAAATGTACAAGTCTATATTTGCGTGGTCAATATTAACATCCCTTGGTAGTGTTACAGTAAACGATTCGAATGGTTCACCAGTTGCGATCTGCTTAGGATACTCAACGTATTGACCTTGGTACAATACCACCTCTTCTGACACGGTTGTAAGAGGCTCTGCGAAGTCAGTTGATTTAGCAAACGTAACATCACGATTGAAACTGAACTTTACACCATCAGCATCAATAAATGAATATCTAGGTATTGTATATATACCTCTTGTTAGTTCCTTCCCGGCTGTTAATGAAAATGGTAGAACTGATGTTCTGTTACCGATAGGTTTGTAATTTAAAATCTTAACTATACGATTCATATTCTCATATATCTGAGATTGAGAAAACATACTCTCATTTGATGTTTTATTCATGTAGAACATTAACACATGATAACTATATGCTATCACATCAATCATACTCGACAGGTTACTACCTTCAAATATTTGATCTGTAAATACTCCTTTGTCAGTTAATCTATTTTTTAATAGTGTTTTTAGTGATGTAGCATCAAACGCTGCATACGAGTCTATAGGTAAGTTGAATTCGGTAAATTTATTGCTCATTTGTACTTGTGAATTGTTCTTTTGTTAAAGTTCCTTTGAAGCTGACCTTTTGATTGCTAAGTTTAGGTATAGCTATGGATATGGTTATATCAAATTGTTGGTTGTCTATATCTTTTATCACTCCAATATTTATTATCTTTACTCGAGGTTCATACTTAGAAATACCGTTATATATAGTTTCTCCAATGATTCTAGCAGTCAGGTCAGTGATCGGGTCAAATAAAAATCGTTTTAAGTTTAAACCAAACTCAGGATTTAATATCTTTTCCCCGGGAGTGGTGTTGAATAGATTAACTAGTGAGTTTTTAATCGCGAGTTCGTCTTTTGACATGCGAATATCATCACTTGTCTTTTTTATATTCAATCCACCAGCTCCTTCTTTAATGTTCAATTCAAAATCGAGTGTAACGTCGGAGTATTTGTAATCCTTACCGGTGGATATTTCAGCTATATTTGATATCTTAATAGATGGCATATAAATTATTTAGTAAACATGCTTAAATCTACAATCAATACAATAAATATAAATAGATATGCATAAGTTTAACACAATATTCGAGAGTAATTTCCAAAGATTTCAAGGAGGAGGGTTTCTTACTGGCGACCTAGTCAAGATTGTTGACAGCGCAATGAACCATGAATGGGTGAGTGAAAAAGGTGAGAATGTCAAGGAACAAATCCGAAAGTTTATGGAATCAGAGTACAACATCCGTATTAGTACTGTAAAACCCGTTCGACCTGCAGTTCAAGGCTCAATACAACAAGACCAAGTACCAGGTTACTATTTCTGTGATGTCGCTCTTGAAAAAGCACCTGGCATGTTTTTAGATTTTATGGAATTACCAGCGGAACTATTAGAAGTAATAGATACTGGTATTAATTTACCGCCGGTCAGTAATGCTAACAAAAGAGACGATACTATACAGATAAAACCGCAAGAAGTTGCGCAAGTACAAGAAGATGATGACCAAGGTGATCTTGGAGTCAAAGGCGCGACGGTAGAAGATAATGAGTTGACAGATTCAAACACTACATTACCTGGTGCTACTGGTGCAAAATCATATACTTCTAATTATATAAGTTAAGTTACACTGCTGATGTTCAGCAGACAACTAAAAAAGTTGATCTCTTGATCTACAACTAAACTAGATCGATACATATGCTCTGATACAACAATTAAATGTTGTTTCTTCACCATGTCCGGGGATTTTGATTCACATATCACCTCAAACAATTGTTTTAACAAGTGTTGATAGTCAGCATTAAAAGACTGCTCTTTAGATATTATAGTCTCTCGCAGTTTTGTTATATTAACATTGTTTTGTATTAATTGATATACAGTCTCAACAAATTTATTAACATTATCAATATTAGCCTCTGTTAATTTATTACCATCTGTAAGTTTTTGTATCTCATTTATAGCTAATCTTAAATCCGGATATACTTTTGACCGGATGTTTACAAGATGCTCGTCATTATACTCTACCTTCTCACTATCTAATACATGTTTTAACCTATCTATATACTGTTCATATGGTGGAGTCAAGTCATAATACTGTGATCTGCTATGTAATGGCTCAATTACTTTATGTTTATAGTTTGCGGTTAGTATGAATCTACAATTTGCACTATATTCTTCCATAGTGTTTCTTAGAGCTCTTTGAGCATCCATTGTTAGACCATCAACCTCATCTAAAATGATAACCTTTATATTACCATCTAAGCTTTTAGTTTGAGCAAAACGAGTTACTTTAGTTCTTATAGTATCTATACCATTTTCATCACTAGCGTTAATATATAGATACTGACATTTAAGTATATTATTAACTATGATCTTTGCTAGGCTAGTCTTTCCTATACCAGCTCGACCTACGAACAATAAATTTGGAGTCTCTTGTGTATTTAAGTAATTAACAAACTGCTTCTTAATACTCTCATCGATACACATCTCATCCAACGTAGATGGTCGGTACTTTTCTACCCAAAGACTATCAAACATCACTATCTGTATATGTTACACTGTTATCTGCTGTTGTTACACTCTTTTTATTGATTCTAAATGGAGGTCTAGTCATAGTATCTGACGAACCGAAGCCTTTATCACCTCTCGCTGTATCAGTTATTTCTTCTGTGAACTCAAATGTAGATTGTAACAAAGGATACACTACCAGTTGGGCAATCTTATCCCCAGGGTTTACTTGTAAGTCTTTAGTTTCATGAAAATTGTACAGCTTTACTCCTAAATCTCCACGATATCCATTGTCTATCACACCTAAATGTGGTTGTATACTGTTTTTAAAACCTAACCCGCTTCTAGGTTCGATTCTCAACCAGTAACCAGGGGTAATGTCCGCCAATGTTAAGCCTACTTCAACTACTTTACTAGTTCCGGGAGGTATCCACGCACTCTCAACTGCTGTTAAATCATAACCACTATCACCAGTACCAGGATGCTTGTTATTAGCACTGGGTAACACTGCATCTGAGTGAGTTTTAATTAACTTTATATTTATACTCATTCGTTTAATAGTGACTTTCCGCCTTCTGGGTGAGATACTCCTTCTACAGGCATTGAATTGTTTGCTAACCACTTTAATAGTTCATCTAGTTTGTCAGGAGCAATTACATAATTGCCATGACCTGTTACATTTACTGTTATCATAATACTATTATAGTGAATAGAGTTTAATAATCAACTATTATTCATAAATATTAGTAGTATGACTGAAGAATTCCCAGAAGATGAAATTGATGATCTCGTTTCCCAATTAAAAGACAACAATAAGGTGTTCAAACAACAGCAAACTCAAAAACAGGAGGTTACTGCTGAGAATCTAGAAGAGTTTATCATGAAATCTAGTGGTTCATTAGTTCAAGACAGTCTTGAGGTTATTAACTCATTAAAAGAATACACAAACATGGCTCCAGATGCAAGAGAGACTGAATCTATAGCAGAGCTCATTAAAGCTAGCACTAGCGCTATAGAAACATTGAATAAAATATTATTACAGCAGAAAAAATCAGAAACACAGATAAAAGTCAAGCAAATGGATGTAGATTCACGTCAAGGATTAGCAATTGCGGAGCAACAAACTAAAATTTTACTATCACGTGAAGATATTATGGAAAAGTTAATGAAGGATGCTGATGCTATAGATATTACTGATCAAGTTGATGATACTTTAAGTAAATGATCGTTTTTTAAACCTGTCATTAGTTTTTTAGCTTTGTTTTTTAGTAAATCAACATCAACCATCATACCCTCTACATAACTCTTGTACACCACTGCGGGTATCTTAGTAGAGTTCACGTTATTAGACACAAACAGCAGCACATCGTACATATTTTGAAGTTCTGTTTGTAATACTGTGTGTATATCTCCTTTTATAGGTTCCATTCGCTCATAATGCTTTGAATCAGTAACTAAATTGATCGCATGCGAATCTTTACTCTCTGGTGTATTGTTACTCATTTCATATGCATCGTATTGTAGGTTATACGAGTTCTTTCTGAACAACTTGTTTGTATGTTTAGATAAAGCCAATGCTACTCTCTTTTCGTTGTCTGTCATTATGTAATTTAATGTACCTGTGTATGAGTACGGAATGTCATGCTCTTCACTATCAAAATCATCCAACGGTAGTGTGTGGTTCTGTTTAATAAACTCTACATTTTTTAAGCTACCTATACTTTCACTAAACTTTTTATAAAAAATCATATTATCACCGAGGTTTTCTTCTACTGCCTTCTTTACTTCTCTGTGAGCGATTCTATATCGCTCTAACCAATACATAACAAACCATGTTTTAAGTGACTTTAAACCTGTAGACTGGCTTAAATTGACATTATCATCACCTAGTGGTTCTATATCTTTCCAGCTTTGGTTAGATTTTATTGTTGAATCATCACCAGTTGTCTGTCTAGTTCTAGTTTCTACCAATACTTGACTAGAATCGTCATTTAATTGTGGGTTACCATCTGGATCTAGTACTAAAAATTCATCATCGTTTAAACTACCATACAGTTTAGCTATACTAACATCATTATTTTTTAATTCTGTTGTACCACCTTCGATATTTTCTGATATACTTAAATTATCATCATGAATCTGTGTAAAAAAATCTGCTTCTGCATATATCGAATCAGTTTTATGTTCACAATATTTATACACATTACACATTACAGTTTCATCAGGATATTCATCTAATATTGCGGAGAAATCAGTAAGTTTTTTATGAAAATCTGTACAATTACGTATATGAAAATTTATTATTTCCGGATCTGCAATTTTTACATTCATTTTATATCGTTATTAAAATCAACTTTGTTATAAAAGTACGGCTTAACACCTAAGACGTTATTAGAGTATCCACTATTTGTAAATCTGTGTGTTACTTGTGTGATGAAGTATTGACCTAGTAATTTACTATCATAATCATTCTCTACATATGGATTTCTACGGTCAACCGATATAAACCTACCGGCACGCCGGTTGGGCATGCCAATAACGTTAAACATTA